CTAACTCTTGCGGCTGCGTCTCCAGAGAGTTGTAGCAGACGGGCCTTTATCGCCGATCTTCGGACCTGGCTTTTTTGCGCCCGCCTTCTTCATGCCGTTGCGGATCCGCTCCGCGATCAGGCTGCGTTCAAACTCTGCGATGGCGGCCAGCAGTGTGAAGACCAGCTTTCCGACTGGCGTCGACGTATCGATCTGCTCGGTGAGAGAGATGAACTCGAGTTTCTTCTGCTGGAAAGTTTCCAGCACCTTGAGCATGTGCTGAGTCGATCGAAAGAAGCGATCGAATTTCCAAACGACGACGGCCTTGAAGTTCTGCACCTTCGCGTTCACGGCCGCCATCAGCTCATCGAGATGCGGCCTGGATTCCTTCGCTCCGCTCCAGCCCTCGTCGATGTACTCGTGCACGATCACCCAGCCGCGCATTTTGCAAAACTCCCGCAGTGGCTGCAGCTGCGCCTCGGGATCCTGCCCGTGGAACGGATGATCCTCGCCGGCATGCTGCTCTCCCTCGAGCTTCCCGCACTTTCGGCAGCGGTCCTTCGAGACGCGAGCGTAGAGAACAACGTTCATGAGTGGAAGAAATAGGCGATGGCCACAGCGAGGAGCACACCCAGCGGAATCAACCAACCGAATCGGGGCTCGCCGCCAAAGGGATCACCCGGTATCTTTCCCCGATACGGAGGAGGCGGCGGTGGTATCGGCTTCAATCCCATTTCTCTGTTAACTCACTAGTAAAATATCGGCTCAAAAAGGCCCTTTTCCAATTCAGGTGAATTGAAACGCCCGTTTTTAGCCCCGTAGCCGCTCCTTCTGGCTACCGCCTATCGTTTCGGCACTTGGGCCATGCGGGTCAACGGCAAAACCTCATCCCTCGCTGCTCTGCGTCGCTCAATCGCAGCGAAGATGCGAATCTCCCGGTCATGTTCAGTGACACGCCACTTCGCTAGCCACCAGCCGGCGGCACCGATCGTGTAAACCTTCTCGGGTTGGGTGGGAAAAAGCATTGCAGCACATCACAGCCTTGCTCTCACGAAGCAGTCTTTCGCCTCGAGTAGTTTGCGCAGCCCGGCCGTTTTCTCCGCGGAGTCCGGAAGTTCCTGGTCGAGCTTTTCAGCGAGCTCGCCAATCGGCTTCGAGATCTGCTGTAGCTCCGCCGGCAGATGCGCGAATGCGAAGAACTTCATGATCGGTCCATTCATTTCGAGAGGTCCACGATGTCGAGATCCCAATGGCGCACTCCACCGTGACCCCAAACGATTTCCTTTCCTGCAAAGTTGTCTAGCAACACGACGTGCTTGCCGGCGCCGTTGATCGGCGACGGCTCGCCTGGCGTGAGTTTCGTCGAGAGATCGATCAGCATCCGGTCCGCGCGATCGTAAAGCGCCTTCGCGCGCGCCTTCGTTTTTTGCCAGCGCTTCACCTTCGCAGCGATCGACGCCTGCTTGCGCGTGAGTCTGACGGCCTTCTCTTCGGCCAATGTGGCAGCGGTACTCATCTTTTCCAGCGTGCGCTTCTGCTCTGTTAACTGACTAGATTCCCGAGGTAACCGCGTGCTGCTAGAGTGGTTTTCATTAGCCGCTAGCGGCTAGGGGAGAAAACATGGAAATGCAGGGTTGCGTGCGGTGCGGCCGTCAGCTTCGAGTCCCTCAAACGATCAATGAAACCGGCGACCCGGCATGCAGTGTGTTTCTATTCTGCCAGAGCCTCGGTGTTCGACCACGCGTGAAATCGAAGGCGATGCGGGGATTGTTTTGCGCGTCATGTATGATCTCCGTCGCACAAAACACGCTTACCCCGGAAGGCGCTTTCAATGCGATGATCTGGGAGCAGCTGCGCGATCTGGTAAGACAGACAGGCGCCTTTCATGAAATCGCCCGCATGGAAATCGTCAACCCCTCCGCACGAATCAAACTCATGCCCGGATCAAAACCAGACTCCACACTGGCCGCGCGAGTGTTGAAAGTCCCTGTACTTAGCGAGGCCGTCTAGCCGCTAGCGGCTAAGGCTGATCGATCTGCCTGGCAGGAAGACCGTGAACGCCGTTGCTTCGCGAATTGCCGGATCCATGATTTACTCCGGAGCTCGCGGCCGCGGAGGGTTCACTCCGTAAGGATCCTGCCGCATCAATGTAGCGCGGTAAGGACAGCGCACGCTGCCGGCGCGATGCCCCCACGATCCACAATTTGCGCAGTTGACCATCGCTACAGCTTTTTCGCGACGTCGGCCAGGCCGACCTGCGCGTCGGACTTCACCGCGGCGAGCGTTGCGGTGACGTGAGCCTTCACTGCGGATGCTTCGGCGGAAACGTGAGCCGCAACGCTGTGGCCATAGAGAGCGCCCAGCGGAAGGAATACGACTGCGGAGACAGCAACGGTTACAGCTACAGTTTCAAACATCGAATCACCTCGAGTTCAGAATTGTGGAGCGAGAAATCTATTTCTGCGAGATCGCCGGGGGATGCTTTTCCGCATCTGCGGCATTGCGTTTCAGCTTGTGCCAGATCGCAATAATGGCGCGACGCACTCGATAGGACCAAGAGCCGATCACCCGTCCCCTCAGGGTCAGACTCTTCGGAAGCAGCGTGACGCTCACGCGCGGAAGCTTGTTGGTTCCTAGTCGGACGGTGACGGACTCCACGCCGCGGAGTCGTTGGCCATCAATAACAATGCTGCTGCCGAACGGCGCCGCTTTCGAATCAATGGCGATATCGTGAAAGTCGTCGGTCGTGGTCATGGAATCACCTTGAGTTCAGAATTTTGGAGGCGGAAGTTTATTTCTGGGAGATCGACGGTGCCTGGGCGAGCAGCTCCGTCTTGCGATCGCTGCCGGCGGAGCTGCCGAAATAGTAAGCGATGATCGAAGTCCACGCCGTACCCAAGCTGCCCAGCAACAGCAGCATCGTGTCATGGCTGGCATCCGGCACCGTGTGAGTGAGCATGTACCAGAGCACGCCGAAGAATCCCAAGGTGACCAGGCCCGCAAGCATCGCCGGCACTTTGTCTTTCAGCGTCATCTCGCGCTGCCGTGCGTTAGCGCGATCGGATGCGGCCGTGGCGGCGAGCTCCTCAGCGTCTTTGTAGCCCAGCTCTGCCATCTGCGCCTGAAACTGCTGCTCAGCCTGGATCAGCGCCTGGCGTTGCGCGGGATCCGCGAGTGCCGTGGCGATCGCGTTCGAGATCCCATCGGCCGTCGCTGGAACTTTGTCGACGCCGATCGCCTTTCCCACCAGCGATGCAGCGATCGTGCCAACCGGACCGCCCAGCGAAGCCGCGGCAGAGATGAAAGGAAAGCTCTTCTTCAAAACGTCGGTGAAGCTCATGAGGTTGCTCCTTGATTTGCAGACGCTGGATTCGCAGCCGGTGACGACAGGCTACGGTAATCGTTGTAAATTCCAATCACGTGCTCAGCCCTGGTCTTGTCCGTGCTCCACGTCATCGAGACTTGCGTCACATAGACGGCAGCATCCGGAGCTTCGAGCGCGGCCTTATAGTGCGGGTAGGCGTTCGAGAGCCGCTGCAGCGTGGCCAGCCGATCGGCGAAACAGCTTGCCCAGTCCGGATATTCCACAAATGCGGCCGAGATTTCCTTCCAGTCAGCATGCCCCGGCGTGCCTTCGTGCGTGGGCAAGTTCACCGTCTTGTAAATCGGGTGGGCATGCTGCTTCATGCCGAACAGGTTGTTTTCTTCGCGCGCGAGCTGGCTGTGTCCCCACGAAGATTCGAGAGCCGCTTCGCACGCAGCCATCTGCGGGAAGGGATGGTTCGCCTTCGCAGCCTGCGCGGCCGCGGAGTCTAGAAATTGTCGCTGTGCGTCATTCATGAATTAGAATTCCTTCACTATGGAAATCGAACTCGCTAGTGACGTGATCATTTTCCGCTGCGGGTGCGGAGCTCCAGCTGTGCGCGCTCGCGTCGAAAACTTGAGCCCGGAAAGCATTCGCATCGTCTACAGCTGCAAAGAACATCCGGAGGGCTTTGGACCTCCCGAAGTGTTTCCACCATCTACTCCACGCCCGTCATCACACCCGTGATCCCGTAAGGCGAATACTCTCCGAAGTTCGACGGCGACGTCGGCCCCTGGAATTCGTAGATCGACGGATCCGTTTGCCGCGCGATCAGGTCAACACCCAGCGCCGGCGAGACTGCCTGCTTCGATCCTCCGGAGGCGCCGCGCGTATCGAGCACCAAAGCCCACTGCGTAACCTCGAACGTCTGCGAGACAATTCCCCAACGCTTGTGCGTGAAGCTGAACGTGTCGCCGGCCTCGAGCTGGAAGGCGGATAGCTTGCAGGGCAGCGTGAGCGTCTGCGGGAAGCGCAACCGCATTAGCGCGATCTTCTCGAGCCGTTGCGCCATCCACAGCGACGTCGTGAAGTCGAGCTGCAGCTTAGGCGCGCGAATCACCTGGCCACCGTCTTCGGTGTTGAGATAGTTTGGTTTGCCGGCAAGTCCGTTCACCTGGTACTCCGGCGCAGATTGCTTAGTCCAGATCGTCGGCACCTGGTTAAGAGTCAGGCCGGCCGGAGGATTCGAAGGCAGATACGCCGGTATGTAGTCCGCGGGCATGGTGTTAGCCAGATCGCGCTTCGGAAGCCGGAAGTCGCCTTTCACCGTGTCGCGAAAGTCAGTATCGCCGAGCGCGATCGTTGGCGTCTGGTAGCTCCCAGCGAAGATGCGCCAGAGATCTCCGGGTGGGACACAATAGCCAGCCATCGATCCGCAGAGCGAAGAGAGAACGGTGCCACGCGTCTGGGAATAGTCGAAGCTGCCGTCGCAGGCGTAAAGATTTTCCAGCACAGTTGAGCCATCGGCGTTGTAAATAATCGTGACCTGCTCCTCGCAGATGTTAGCCGCGGCGATCGTTGCGAAGCTGTCGATCGTCGAAGCCGCGGCGCCAAAGCCCCAATCGGAATTTTGCAGGTAATCATTCACCACGAGTGCCGAGTTCGATGGATTGATCGCATTCCAGCTTCGCCCGAGACACGTCCAGGTCACGCTGCCATCCGTCGTTGTGGCGCCCACCGTTTTAGCAAATGCCGGCTCGCTGGCTCCTGTCGTCCCTCCGGCCGAGGTCTGCTGCTGTAGATAGCCCACCGGCGCTTCGATGATTCGGTATTGTCCAGGCGTGTAGCCCGGCAGCCAGGCGTCGTTCATCAAGCGATTGCCAACGAGATGGCCCTGCGGCGCGGCATCACTGCCGGCCGAGACGCCCACCTGGTTAAATCCGTAAGTCGTCCAGCTGCAGGTGTTGTCGGCAAGGGTGACGGGAAAAGTGAACCCGATACCTTCGAAGTTTGGGCGGCTGGCGAGCACACCGCTCGTGCCAGAGGAATTGGTCTGCACCCAGACCAATCCGTGCCCGTCGACGATATAGTTGAAATCCACGTAGCCGGTGGACGGCTGCCAGGCCGTGACCACACGCGGATCGATGATTTTCTTTCCCGTGACCAGGAACTGAAGGTTCGGGATCTGGCCGCTCGGGAACAACGCCGTAATGCCAGAGTCGTAGCGAAGAATCACATGCACTTTCGCGCATCCTTGCTGCACGCAGTTCGCGGTCCAACCGGAATCGTTGGCCGCGAGATTCGGGAAAGGCTGGCTCGCAGAATTGCGGCCGAAGTCGAACTCGAAAAACATGTGCTGCAAATAAAAGTCGATCGGGTTGCCGCCTTGCGGGTTCACATGCCAGAGCGTGCTGCCATCCCAAATCAAATCCCCACTCGACGTCGAGGCGCCGAAGTTGTAAACCGTCCCATTGATACTCACGGCATCAAAGCTCGTGATCTCGTGGGCCGCCAGTGTGTAGATCAGATGAAGATACTGATTGGTCAGGGCGAGATTTTGCGAAGGCGGATAGCTCGCATAGGTGAGCACTCCCGCCGTTTGGAACTGACCATAGATGACACGCCTCGGCGCGTCACCGCTCTGAAACGAGATCGAGCTTCCGGTACCTACGCTCTTAGGCGTCGAGCGTAACTCGATGCCGATGCCGCCGAGCATGGCACTTACGCCAAGCCCCGCCAGGAGGGGATTTCCGGACACAACTCCAATCGCCCCGATGGCGGCGCCCACAACGATCAGCCCAACGGCTTCAATAGTCTTTGACATTCAGCGTCCCTAGCCGATCTGCCACGCGCGCAGCCAATACATCATGTGAACGCCCACAACTCCGGTGCTCGACATTACGACCGCGTGACGGCCGTCGAGCGACACCACTCCGAGCGCTCCATCGGCGGTTCCGTTGTTCACGAAGACAATGTCACCGCGGCGAGCTAGGGTGGGCGTCACTTCCACCGCGCCGATCGGCACGAGGATCCCGGCCGCGAAGGCACCCAAGTCCGGAGAAAATATGGCTTCAGCTCCTGCCTGCGTCGAGTAAGTTCCGCGATATGCGGCGCCGGGATCCACACCGACGAGCTCACGGCACCAGTGGGCGCAGAACATCGCGCAGTCGTATTGTCCCCACTGAAATGGGATTTGCGCGATGCTCTCGATGAGCTGCGCAAGTTTCCGCGGCCAGTTTTGCGATCGCTGCAGAGCCATGCCGAAGGGTTCTTAACCGTGAACGATGATCCCGCAGGCGGCACGATAGATTTGAATCTGGATCGGAGTCCCGCCGCTGGGAAAGCTGTAGAACGTAACCCTGGTCATAATCGAGCAAGTACCTCGACTCCTGCCGGTCACGATCCCGGTGGAAGGATCCACCGTCGCGATCGCTGGATTCGAGCTGGCCAGAAGATTGGTGAAATTCGCTCCGCTGCCGCCTCCTGGATGCGAATACGTCGTGCCATCGCTGTAGACCATCGTCACCGTAATCTGTTGGGTCCCTCCCACCGCGATATCGGCGCCTTGTGGCGACATCGTCAGAAAGTTTGGATAGGTGGAAGAGTTGGGGCCTGGCGACGGCCAAAACAAGTTCTGATTGGCGAGCGCCTGCACAAAGCTGAAGCCCAGATCGCCGGGATGGATGATCTGCTGATCGGTATCGTTGAACCGGCGCTCCGGCGCTAGGTTAAGTGAGAGCAGCGGATTTTCGCACGTGATCAGGATCTCGCAGGTGTCTCCCATGTCGCTGCACGTGGGAACATCGAGAGCGCCGCCGAAGACCTGATTCGGATCGAGGATCAGGTTTCCATTCGTATCAAGAAATCCCAGCCATAGAGTCGCGGTGCCGGTGATCCGCACCTGGTTGATGGCATCGAGCACCAACTCCGAAGGAATACCTGAGAGCGAAAGCGTTATGTTTTGCGCCTGAACCTTAGTGGTCTGCGGAACTGCCGAAACCTTCGCCAGCCATCCGAGCCCGATAAAGGTTTGCCCATAAGGAAAAGTTGAAAGCGGATTTGCCGGCGGTCCCGCGGGCGTGAGCTTGCCCACTCCGCAAAAGAGATAGAGCGTCTCGTTGGCGAAAGCAAGCTGCGCAAAGAGCACCGGAGAACATTGCCCGGCCGTCAGCTGCGCGAGAAAGGATGAAGAGAGAGTGCGAGGCACGGGAATTCGATAGCTTTCGGCTTAGGGAAGGGAAGAGCTAGTGTTTATGAGGTTCCGGCGCCAACGTCGTTTCCGATATCGAGGCCTGCCGGCGAGCTCGTCATCTTCCTCAAAGCTAAGCAAGAATGACCCGCCTGCGCAGCCACAATCCATGCGTTCTTAACCTGCGAAGCTTGCTCATCCCAGGACGTCGGCGACGTCGGCGAAGCAATCCACGGGCGCATATTATCGAGAAAAGCTTCATAGGCCGCGCGGCCGGCAGCGACCTCGGCGTCACCTGGCAATGGTCCGAGTCCCACTTTAGATCGCCTCCTTCGCTTTGAAGCTGATCGTGTACATGCGATTGCGATCAACCTTCGGAGTCACCGTGTTTTCCTGCATGCGGAAAGTTCCAACACAGTTCGCAATCACGATCGCTGTTCCGTCGCTCAGCGTCTCGCGGATGTTAGGAAAGATCGAGAGCGCCACGGCGCCCCCAGCGCTCGATGCTGCGTTCTGCAAAACCTTGTAGAGTCGCTTAGGCTGCCCAGCGCCCGCGCTCACCTGCAGATAATCGCCGGCAACGGCCCAGTTCGCGAGCGGACCAGCCGCGCCGCGCAGATTGAGACTGTTGCTTCCGTTGGCGTTGCTTCCGCTGATGACCGGACTTCCACTCCACAGGCCTTGATTGCTCGGCCGGTTGTAGTCTCCCATCTCGAACGTGCCGTACTTTCCAAATAGGGAACCGAGAAACGCGATCCACTGCTCCGCCTCCGCATAGGGCATGGGAGGCAGGTTCGCCTCGATCGTGAACATCTGCCCTGGCCACTGCTGCTCCTGCTGCCCAAACGTGAAAGGCGAAACCGTTTCGCCCACGTCGTTCACCATGGCGAGCGTGAAATCCTGCGGACCGATGCCGGTGATCGCCGGCGGTGTTACGGGATAAACGATTGAGCTCACTGGAATCGGAACTTCAAAGATGAGACAGTCTTGCGTGTCGCGAATGCCTCCCGTGCCAACCGTGGGCACTTCGAAGATGAGGCAGTCCTGCGTATCACGGATGGCCATGAAAAGCTACGCGGTTTCGTACTTGTAGGGCTGGGCCGTATCAGCTCCAGCGGCCGTCCACGGCAAGATCGTGGCCGGATCGTCGGCTATGCAGCAATCAATGAAGGCGTAAGTGGACCCGATGGTTAAGATTCCTCCGGCAACGCCCGCCGTGGCGCCTTGCGATGCACCAATCTCGACCGACCGCGTGGCGCCGTCATCCTTGCGCATCCGGAAGCGCGCGACCACCATCGCCGGAGCTGCGGTAAAACCCGCGCTGGGCACGGCATAGGAATCCTGCAGCCCGATCGTGGCCCCAGAAACGTAGCTCGTATCGTCATCCGGAGGATCATCGTCAACACACTGCCAGTTCGCGGCCGCCCCGTTGGGTGTCCATTGAGTAAAGGCGCCGGCGCCGCTCGCCAATTTCGTTACCATCCTGCTGTCAGTTCCGAGCGCCGCGTTCTGCGTGCCGCCCGTCGAATCCCATACTCGAAAGTCGTCCATATAAAATCTGGATCCGCCCAGCCCGCTGTTGTCGAGATCGCCGATCGCTACTTGGTTGAAGTAGGCGTTCGCAGTGGACTGCGTATTGATGCCGCTCGCGTTGATGATCTGAGCACCGTTCATCCAGACCTGTGCGGTGACAGAAGCGCCAACGGGAATCGAGCATTCGAAGGACGGGTAACTGTTGGCCATCACTACTCCCGGCCCGGTTTGGTAAATGACGGTGCCCCCCGTATAGCTCCCCGTCAGGATTCCGACCGCACCATTTTGAAAGACGATGAGGGACCACTGAGGACTTCCGTTATCGAGCACAGAGAAGAATGGATTTCCGCGAGTGCCGTTGCCACCAAGGCCGTTGCCGAAGTAGACGGCGATCTTCGGGATCGCCGACGCGGTAATATTTACCCCAAGGTTCTTTCGCACCCACGTGTTGCCGGAGAATTGAATGCCCTGACCAGGCAGCCCTGCAGGGGGCGCAAAACGCGCATAGGCCGAAGAGTAGGCAGGCGTCCCCTGGACGGTGTCGTACATCTTTGTCGCTGTGTTGTAGTTGTCGAACGAATCGCAGAATTGGTAAATCTGGCACCTCTGCGCACGCGCGATCAGACGCTTCGCGTCGAGCACCGCGGCGTCCCAGGAAGGGGTTCTCATAAAGTTATGGCTCTTTGGTGGGGTTGACGGTGAGGCTAGACGGTGGAAACATGCTGGGCGCTATGAAAGTCGCTGCCACTCTGCTCTTCGTCCTGGCCATCCCGTCAGTCTGGGCTCAGGGTCCGATGGTTTTTATCAACGGCAACACCGGCCTCTCCGGAGGCAGCAGTGCAGTTGCGATCGGCGGAATCGGCGTGGGCGGATCGTCCATTTCGAAGCACGATAAGACGGCAGAGATGGCTCGCGTGATGCTCAAGTCCTGCCCGGAAGTCTCGCTCACTGTGAACGATTCAGACTCCCACAGCGATTACCTCATGGTGCTCAGCCGCGACGAAGGCACCTTCGGAAGCTCAACCCATCAGATCATGGTTCTGCGGCCAGATAAGTCCGTACTCTTCGCCAGCAATCAGAGTTCGGTGCCTCGCGCGACCAAACAGAGCTGCAAAGCGATCATGGCCGACTGGAAGAACCGAAGGCCTCACACAATTGACTCGAGCTATCCACCATCGACGTGGAACATAACCAAGCCGGTAAAGGAGGAAAAACATTGAGCGATGAATCTGATTTGCGCGATTTTTGCCCGAACTGTGGCAGCGTCGGATATCCGGAGCTTCAGAAGTCGGGATCGACCTTTGTCGAGGTCATACTTTGGCTTTTGTTTTTGGTGCCAGGCATCATCTACTCAATCTGGCGTGCTTCCAGTAAGCGATTGGTTTGCTCAACATGTGAGCATGCCGGAACGATCCCGATTGATTCGCCAGTTGCGCAGGCAGCACTGGCAAAGCTTGGCACTAATAGCCATCTCCCGCAATCGACCGATTAACCCCCCAGAGATCGCCGCCGAATCTCGCTGAAATTGGCGAGCGCTTCGCCGATGATCGCCGGCTTCATCGAATTCATCATGCGAGCGGCTTCGGCTTTTCGCATCAGATCGTCAGTCACCACAGCTCCCCGCATATCGTAATAGTGACTGTCGCCGCTGCCGCGCAGCGAGGCCGCTGGCGTCACTGAGCTTCCTCCCGGAAGATTAACCAGCTCGGGCCCGCGCTCGCCCACCCAAGCAAAACCACCGGGAGCGAAATCGGTGCCACTGGCAAATCCCGCAACAGATCCGGAAGCGGCGGCTCCAGCAAATGCTGATGCCCCTCCCGCAGCCGAGGATGCGGTCAAGGCTGCGGTAAGCCCAACCAGAGCTCCTGTGTTCCCTAAGAGCGCAGTCGTGTTAGCCGACAGAGCCACAGACTGAGCCGTCTGTCCGGGCTTCGGAATGAGGTTCGGAATCAGTTTGTCGAGGCCCAGGCTCTTTCCCGCGCCGGTGCCAGAGATCATCTGAAAGAGTTGGGCAACGTCTTTTTGGAGCATGAACTTGAAGGCCTCTTCCGTCAGACTGCGGAAAAGATCCTTCCAGTTTGCTTTACTGGTAAAGACCGCCTTCGTGAGCTCGTCTTCGAAGCCCTTTAACCCTTGGTTCAATAGATCGAACGCGAACTTTCCATTTTGCGCGCTCTCGACCTGAATCTGCAGAAAAAATGCCTGCACTCCGTCCCTGGCTGAAGTGGAATGTGAGAGCAGTTTTTCAAGCTTTTTAGACATTTCCTGCAGGTGGAGTTCTTCCTTCGTCGCGGCTTGATTTACCTTTGCTATTGCCGCGGCGAACGCCTCCTGAGCCTGCGCTGAGCTCTTCAGAGCATCTGGCATCGAATCGAAGGCGATGTGCAGTTCCTGAATTTTAAGGGCGAGCTCTTCTGCTGGAGTGATTGAATCGAGAAAGACCTGCCTTACCAGATTCTGCTGAGCTACAGTGTCTTTACTGAACGCATCGAGCTGCGCTCCCGCTGTTCCACCCGCACCGAGCGTGGGAATAACCGGAGTCGTCGTCGTGGATAAGCCAGGGACTGTTGTCCCCGTAAACGGTCCGCCGGGCAGCTTATCGGGCAATTGCTTCGCGAGGATGTCGCCTTCGAGCTTCAACTTCAACTGATCCAGCTTTCGCTCGTACACATCGAGCGATTCGGAAGCCTTGCCAAAATCAAATCCGCTAATCAGGCCGCGTTGAGCGGCAACGCCGATCGCAAGGAAATCGGTAGCAGCCTTGCCACGCAGTCCCTCGATCTCCAAATCAAGCTTTTTGAGTGGGTCGGTTTCAGGCTGCAGCTTTTTTAGCCCGTCACGCATGACATTTTGCAGTGAGCTTATCGATGCCTGCGCCTTTTCCTGTTCAGCACGCAGCGAAGCTGCAGCGTTCGCCCTCTCTAGCTCACCGCGATCCTTCTCGATTCCGAGTGCACGATTGAGTAAGTCTATCCACCGCTGAACAGCCGCAAGCTGCTCGGGAGCGATGCTGCTCACGCCAGCCGCTTGCGCTCCCGTGGAATTGCCCATCGCATCGAAGGTTTCGATCAACCTCGCCTCTTCGATAGCTTTCTGTCGCTGCATCTCACTTAGCTTCTGAGTGGCGAGCGCAAGATCATCCTGGAATACCTTCATTGCCTCGTGCGTGCCGTGGAGCGCGTCCAAACGAAAAGCGGCATCAATCTCAGTCTTCAAGTTGCCGAATTGTTCGTTTAAATGTTCCACCTCGAGGCTGGCATCGCTTGTGAAGCTCTGATGGAACAGATCGCCGATACCAGCTTTGATGAGCGTCCAGGTGCCGGCCGCTTCCTCGGCTTTTTTATTTTCGTTATCGATCGCCGCGGCAATCTGATCGAAGGCTTTACGGGCTTCGTCTGCGCCGGTCATAGCGGCCTTAGTGAATGCGCTGATCCCGTTCGCTTCGGCGATCTTGCGCTGGTAGCTATCGGCGACGGATTCGATGATGGTCTCGGTTTTCTCTGTTGCCGCCTTCCACTCTTCCTGCGCCTTTTGTGCCTTCTCGATGCTCCGCTCGACTTTCTCTATTGCTTCAACGCCGATCGTGGCCAGCGCTCCGAAGACAGCGCCGCCGAGCACGCTCTGCAGCGCCGTAGCGAGGCTAGGGAACTCCTGCGTGAGTATCCGCGTGAGCGGCCGCGATACATGGATCCCAAGCGCTTCATCGATCAGACGGAAGGATTCGGCCCCCTCGCGCGAGGAGCGCTTCATCTCGGCCGACATCCCGAGCGTCTGCGAGTTCAGGATCCGGAAAGCTTCAGGCGCGTCCTTCTGCAGCGCAGAAAGATCGAGGCCGAAGCCCACCATCAGGTTTGCTAAATTGTTCGACACGAAGATTTCTTGGTTTAAACTAGCGAGGTCATGGACGGTGAACTAGAAGGAGCGCTCCTCGCTTGCTGCTGCACACTGATTCTTGCGGATGAAAGCATGCAACGGCTCGGTGAAGCCGTGATGAATGCAACCAAGGCTTGTGCCAACTTCGCACGGGTTATTGAACCAATGACTCCACTCGATTGAGGGCTTCACGGAAGTGCTCGGCGACTTTTTCGATCGCCGCGTCCTGTGTGCTATCGAACGCCGGTCGCAACCAGGGATACGGTGGGACATCGTGCGACCCGAGCTCGATCTGGCGGCCGGTGCGCCGGCGCTGCTTTGCCGATCCGTAGCGCGATGCCCAGCTGTAACCCGGCATGCCGTGCCCACGTTCCACAAAGCCGCCGGATACTCCGGGCGACGTCGTTGGATCCTGCTGGCCTGCATACTTCCCGCGTTTACGAGTCTTCATGCCCGGACCGGGATAGCCCGGACCGACCAGCACGCGCATGTTCGCCAGGTCGCCGCCAATTTTCACGACGACAATCACATCCTCGGCGAGATCGCCTTTGATGCGATGCTGCTCAGCGTTGGCCTCAGCGGCCGCCCGTATGATCTCGCCAGCATCCTGTAGCGCCGGCCGCGCGACCTGTTGCGCCAGCGCGAGCGGCAGCTGATCGAGCCGCCGCGCCAGCTCAGCAAGTCCACTTACTTCGAAGGCGTCAGGCATTTGTCGTCGGCTAATGGCTCGAAGGCCGTAAGCTCCGAATCGGCGACGGCGCCGCCGAGCACTTCATCATGCTTGACGCCGACGAGGATCTCGAGTTCGGAGTTCATCACGCGCACGCGAACTCCGCTCTCGTCGATCGCGAGAACTTCGCAGAGCAGCATAGCCATGCCGCCCTCGCGGATCTCGCCGCCGTTGATGTCCTTCATTTAGGCTTTCTGAATTTCGAACTGGTCCGGCTCCGCCCAAAATGCGGTTCTGGTACGGCCTTTCAGAGCACCTTCGGCATTGGGGTTGATATGGCCATAGGCTTCCACGCTTTCGAGGTGAACCAGCGCACCGCCGCGGCCGCCAACAAGTTTCACCACTCGGCAGGGAACTAGCACGACGTCGCCGTGTTTGATCTCGTTTCCTTTGCTGTCTTTGTATTCCATTGCTTCCTCCAGTTTCTATCTCACATTCTTAAAAGTCCGGGCGATATCGCGCCGGCACCGCTCCAACTCTTCTATGTCAGGCGCCCCGTCGTCGAAAGTGTCTCCGGCGGCAACCCGCTCGGCGAACTCGAGGAGCTTCTCCTCTTCGCTCTGGATGACGGCACCGGGCATGAAGTCCGCAGCCGTAAAACCTTCCGGGCGCTTCTCCCAGTTGTTATGCGTATTCCAGATCTGCGCACAGATCATGGCTGCGGCCAAGATACGATCGAGCCGGCAATCTTCATCCGCCTCGAACAACAACCCGAGCTCGCGCGGCGTGGTAGCTAGGAACTCTGCCCGGCTAAAACCAAATCGGCGGCGGGTACGGGCGTAGAGCCAGGCGGTGTCAGGCTCAGGCCTTGGACCGGTAGTATCCTGTCGTCCTCCGCCGCCGCGGCGTTTGGGCGTGAATCCTCTTCCCGCGGTTTGGGCGAATCCCCACGAAACGCCGTCCACATCGCAGCGTCGATCTCCACCAGGTTCGCCTGCGCGATCTTCAAACGCTTGAGCTCCTGCAGGCTGATGGGCGCGGACCATTTGCCGGCCGCATCTTCCTGATGCAGCCCAGCCCACAGACAGGCCAGCCATCGCTCTGGATCCTCGACCAGGCTAATGCTCCTGCTTTCCTCGAGGTTGAAGAGCGACTTGCCGGTGGCCTGTTTATAGGCGATCGCGGCCGCCATGGTGAAGGCGAGTGGACATTCCTTGCCGCCGATCGTCACCGTCACCGGCGGCCGCGTAAGTTCTTGCTGCAGTAAATCAGTCATGCTGCTCCTAACTAAGAACCGAGATTTACGACCAGGTAATGTTGATCGGACCGCTGACTTTGATCGAGGCTTTCGCCACTACAGCTTTGTCGTATTTGAAGTCCGGATCGTCGCTTTCGATCATGCCCTGGAAGACGAACGTCGTCCCATCCTGCGAGGTGAGGCGCCAGTAGTTCAACGCCGTAGTGGGACTGGCCTGCAGATTCGCCGCGACCGCCTCTTGGGTGGGATCAGCGGGACTGAAGACCATGCCAAAGCTAACGCTGCCAGCTTCGACCATCGTCTTAATGAATTCCTGGTAGACCGCGCCTCCGCCGCCACTGGTGGGGCTGTCGAAGTTAGTGATGTCATCGGTTTTAATTTTACCGATGGGAAGCTTCACATCCGTGACTTGCGCCACGTTGGTATAGCTGGAACCGGAAACGCCTCCGTTCGCGAGCTTGGTGCCAAAGCCGGGTACGGCGATCGAGGACATGGTGATTTCTCCTTGTGGACTGGGAACTTGTTAGAATCGGAAATTTGTTTAGGCTGCGCCGAGTGGACCGGTGAGCGCTCCGGAGATGCGAATCTTGGCCGAGAACGCGACCGCTTTCATAACGTCGAGATCGAAGGGCAGATACTCGCTAACGAATCCCTGAAAGGTCCAAACCGTGATGCCATCGGAGAGCAGAACCTTCCACCAGGCCAGCGTGCGCTGCACGTGCAGCTGCCCGAGCGTGAGCTGCGAACTATCCTGCGGGCTGAGCACGCCATCCATCTGGAGTTCGCCTGCGGAAACGCGCGCGGCGTAGGGGGCATCTCCGCTGGGATCGGTCAAAATGTTCGTCTGGTCGACGATCGTCTGTTTTGACCCCACGGGCTTGGCCTTCCGTAGCTGAGCCACCGCGGTAAAGTGCACGTTGTCAGTGGAGAACTGCAACTTTGATCCGATGCTGACGATGCTCTGAGTCACGCTTCAGTTTCCCGGCTCGGTGTAGAACGCGCGCTGCTTTAGCACGCGGCGAAAGACGTAGCCCCCGCCGCCCTGTTCATAAGGCTCGTCGGCGTCCATCGTTATTTTGTAAAACTGAATCACAGTGCCGTCGCTCAACGCAGTGGACAGACTCTCGGTCGCCGACTTCACCGCGTTCGAGAGCTGCTGAGCAGTGAGCTGATCGGGCGCATAGCTATCGAACTGGAATTCTCCATCCTGCAGCCCGCTGGGCCCGTCCTGCGAGTGCGCGGCCGGCGTCGTATCGCCGTGGATCACGATATAGTTCGCCGGAGGCTGCTTATCCGCGCGCGAAAGGTAAACCGGAAACTGCTTCACTCCATCGATCGGCGGCAGCGGCGAAAGCAAGGCCTGCACCGCCGCCGCGGCCGGGCTCAGCGTAAGAAAGTTATAGAGTCCTCCGGAGACTGGCACTTCAGTGAGACCTCGGCGCCAGGGCCGAAGCCAGCGGCGCCGGAACTCCCTGCGCGAGCTGCGCGAAGAGCTGCTGATAAGCGATGACCGGCGCCAGGCCCGCGGTGCATCCGTTTGCATCGCTGTAGCTGGATTCATAAGCGCAGCGGAGATCTCCAGGCCAGGCCTCGAAATAAATCCTCGTGTTGCCACGGAGCCTGGCAAAGAGCGGAATGAGATTAACTAGGGACTTCACCGGGCCAGTCGTATCCGTGGGATCGCTCTGACCCACGGTCTGCATCTCGAACAGAGTGCTGTTCGGATAGGTTTGCAGGATCGCGCACCAATCGTTGACGCAGCTGGATCCGCTCGCGAAATTGTTGATGTCGGCGGTCTGCAGCCCTTGCATCCCCATCCCCATGCCGAGCTGGGCAGCATAGCTAGCCATCGTGTCCGCGGCGCCTGCGGTAAGTCCGAACTGGCCGCCTTCGAATGCGCCATCGAGCGGGAAGCTCACGGCCGCGGTTAAAGCCTGGCCAACGGCCGCGCTCTCGTTCAGGTAGAGATATTCGAGCCACTGATTCTGCAGACGTGTCGAGTTGTTGCCGACGAGCAGCTGCAGCTGCGTGTTGTTGCGCGACCAGTTTTCGCCGCCCTCACCGATGCAGACGCGCAGATACTGAATCGTCGAGTAGTAACTTGCCGCTTTGATGTGAGCCAGCAGCGCCGCGCGGAATTGCTGCTTCGCGATCATGATCGGCGTCTCTGGCGCCGCGAAGCCGGCAACCAGCAGCGCCGCGGTGCATTGCGATCCGCCGCAAGCCGTCGCTGAGTTGATGTTGGCCGTGGTGTTTACGGGCCAGTTCGGGTTCGAGGTTCCCGGCAAACCGTTCGAGAATGCGAAGTTCTGCGGCGCGGCGTGCGGTCCAAAGTTTGCCCAGGTGCATCCGGATCCGAACGTGACGTCAGTACAGGTCGCTCCGGAGTTCTGCTGGTAATAAACGCCGGCCTTCAGCACAGTCATGTTCTCGGCATAAGTGCCGGGAGCCCACGCGGGCGCCGCAGCATCGGCCCAGGCCTGCGTGGGCACGTATTGCGGGACATTCGTGTTTGGATTGTTGTTCGGGACGTTGCTATCGAATCCGTCGACCAGGGCAACGTAGCAGGGATGGCCTCCACCTGGAAGATTCGCTCCGCACGTCTGGCCGGCGTAGTTGTTGACCATCGTGTCGAAGTTCGTCCAGCTGTAGCTGCCCTGCGTCGCATTGCTCTCGATCCCGAGATCCATGCCGTTAACGGTCTGACCCTGCGCCCAGAAAACGGAGAACATCACACCTGGAATATTTGGAAGATCAGCCTGCACTGCACAGAAGCCGGAACTGCCACCGCCTCCCGGACATCCCCCACCGGGCGCGACCAGTGGAGGGAGTCCCATCAGGACGATGACCGGAGGCAATGAGATATTCCCGCCACTCGCCGGGGCGATCGCGATCAGCGCGATCAGCAGCAACGCAAGAATGGAGCGAAGAGTTTTCATTTAGTCGTAGAAGATCACTCCGGTTGCCGCGGTTCCACATTGAGTCGATCCGTTGTAGGCCGTGGCCATACCGACGCTGATGCCAGTGCCATTGCGGCTCAGAGCAAAGCTGCCCGGCGGAAGAGTGAGTGTGCCGGATGCTGGCACGGCAAAGGAGTAGACCGCCGCCGTTCCCAAACTCGGTGCGCTCGCAGCGTTGATGAATTCCAGATAGCAGACCGAGGCCGCGCCGTTAGTCACCTGAAACCCGTAAATGTTTCCAGCGCTCGCCTTCACCACGACGGCCGTTGTCAATGCAGACTGTGGAGACGGGGTGAGAGCGCCGACAGCGAGGTTCGTGGGGTTCGGAACGGTGTTGATGCTGTTGTTGGTGATCGAAACGCTTTCAGCAGGACATTCCGTCCCTGTGGGCGCCGAGCCGTAAGCGGAAATGCATGAAGTGGTTGCCGTTATGCCGTCCGTTATTCGAACGTACAGGGGATTGGTCGCCGACATGATGGCGCCCAGCACATAGTTCAAATCGGCGAGCGTCTGCCCCTTCGAATCCAGCTGGATCGGCTCTTGCTGTCCGGTGCTGGGTGAGGGAAGGGAACTGTTATAGACTCCTCCGGTTTGCAGAGAATTCGCCGCCGCGCTCGCCCCTGCAGCCGCGTCAACCGCGGCGCCGGCGTTGCCCAGGAGGTCGACCTTGCCGATGGTGTTGGCGCCGGCCGGTATAGCGATTTTCAGGTTGACCAGGAGATTGCCAGCTGAATCGAGCTGTAGCGGTTCTTGCTGCCCGGTGCTCGGAGCCGGCGGAGAACTGTTATAGACTCCTCCGGCCTGCAAAGAGTTTGTAGCTGCGCTCGCGCCGGCCGCCGCATCGAGGCCAACGTTGGTGCTGCCGATGATCGCGATCTTCCCGATGATATTTCCGCCCGCCACAAGCGAAGTGGCCACGGAGACGAGAAGGCGGCCGCTCGAGTCGCATTGAGCGGCGCTGTACTGGCCGGTAGTGAGTGAGGGCAGGGAAGTCAGATATTCGCAATAGGCGCTCGCCGCGAGAATTCCGGTTGCGGCCACTCCGTTGCCAACGCCAGCAGTGCGCAGACGATCGGAACTGGATCCGTTCCAGCCCATCGGCCAGCTCTGCGTGTGTACCGCCTCCACGGGCGTGCCGGCGGCATCCGCGGGCGTATTCAATCCGGAGGACACCACATCTTCCACGCCAGGACTGGCAACCACGGTAACGACGGCCGTACCTGTGGCAACGGTGTTACCGATCGCTTCAAAACTGTTTCCAGCCGCTACCGGAGCGGCATAAGTCCCGTTCGCCGTGATCGTGCTCTGCCATGGTCCGACAGGGTTCGTGGGATGAACCATTGTGTTGATGTAGTTGCTTCCGTCTCCACTGATCTTTGGCTGAATCGTTCCTGTCCAGGTGCCGGTGACCGTGATCTGCGCTTCGCTCGCTCCGCCCGCAGTTACGACGACGGCCTGCGTGCTGGTGACATTCGTCGGGCCCTGGGTCGCGGTTGTGTTCTGAATGTTCACGCCAACGTTGCCGGTGGAGTCAGTCGCAACCGGCGTGAGGTTGCCGGCGTTCTTGCCAGCGATGCCGATCGATTTCGAAGGAACCGCGGATCCGCTCGTGCCGCTCGCAGCGTCCTGCGTTCCCCAAGTGCCGCTGCCCGCATTCGCCGTGACCGTTCCGCTATCAATTTGGGTGTGCAGGCTGGATCCCGTGGGCTGAACTACCGTTGTGCTGGAAGGGAAATTGGTGACCGCGACGCTACCGCCAATCGAGCCTCCGGCTGCAGGGTTGTCGGTGTAGCCGAAGAGCACAACCGTCACCTGCCCGGATCCGGTAATCGTCGGCGTGAGGCGGCCGAAATTGGAGACGCCAGCAGCGGTTGACGTGACAAACATTCCTGGACTCGCGCAGGATCCAATCGTGCCGGCGCTGAGAATTCCGCCGCTCGTGTAAGGACTAGATCCCGTGGAAGAAGAGTCGATCGCCAGCGAACAGCCACTCACCGTGCCCGAAGATGCAAACAGGACGCGGTAGTAACTGATTCCCGCGATGTTGAAAGCATTCGTCGGCGGAGAACTCGAGTTAAATGTCCAGCTGAGCCCGAGCTGCCAGGGAGTGCCTGACGACTGCGATATGGGGTTTGCCTGTTGCGCTCCTCCATTCGGCACGAAACACAGCAACAGGAAGATCAACAAACCCACGATCGTAAAAATGGAATTTCGTTTCATTGGTTTCTCCGCCCTCTCAGTTCGCGCCGCCGGCGTTCTGATTGATTTCGAAGCAGTAGACTTTCAGCTGCCACTTTTGTCCATCCGGATCCGCGATCGCCGCAACCTGCAGCGTGCGAATCGAGCCGGCTTCCGGCACCTGCACCGTCATGTTTTCCTGAATGCCGAGCTGGTAGTTGATGACGAGAAGGTCCGTGACCTTCTGCGCAATCTGCTGAGCCTTATCGACCTCGCCGCCGGTGATCGCGTAAAGAGCAGCCCAGACCGCGGGGAAAGCCGGAGAGGGTGGACCGGCCTTTCCCTGCGTATCTCTGGCGCCTGGCGAATAGAAAGTCACCAGACGGTTCATCGCGCCGATCGGCGCATAGCGGCCAGCCACAGGCGGCCGATTGCTGAGGCGCGGCAACGGCATTACTTTGTCTGTAGCACTGCGAACTTCATGGTGGCGGCGCTGCAGGTTAGGTTGATGGACCCAGTCTGTTGCCAGCCCGAAAGATTCTTCATTTGCACCGCGGCAAAGCCAGATGCAGCAACCGAGTATGCCGTGAGCGAAGTATCGAGCCGATTCAGCGCGTCCGCGACGCTAGTGACGGTGAAAGTTCCAGACGAGCCACCTGTGTTTTGCACAAGCAACACTTCGGCGCCAGTGGCGACAAAGGAGTTCCCGTTCACGTTATCGCAGGCGGTAAAGGTCACCAACAGTGAACCGCCAACAATCGGATTATTTATGTCGCCGTTCTTGAACAGCACGATGGTGGTGAGTGGCGTAGGGCCGGTAGCGAAGGCCTGACTCGCGAACATCAGCACGGCTGCGACCAGGCAGATAGCCTTTTTCACAAGTGATGTTTGCTGCTTCATGGGTATAGTCTCCTCTTGAGAATTTCTAAATTTATGGATTGCCGCGCAACAATTGCTCCATCTGGCGCTCCTGGTGAATCTGCAGCAGCTGCGCATGCTGGCTTTGGCACAGTGCATGGTGAATCGCTTCGGCGGACGCTCGATCTTCGGGCGTCGTCGCCTCGCGAATCGCCTTCTCGCTCTCTGCAATCTGTTGCGGCGTAACAGCCGTAGCCGGCGGATGCTTATCCGCATCGGGGACGGAATTGAAGTTTGGCTTCATCGCCTACGACGGGATCGGACCGAAGTCGTACACGCGATTGGTTTGCACAATCGCTTCCACGCTGAAAGGCACCGGGCCGGCTTGCCCCGGCACAACCGGCTCGCGGTTGTAATACCAGTGCGAGGCAAGAATCATGATCGCGACCTTGAACTGCTCAGGGATCCCGATGTCGCCAACATAGCTGGTGATCTCATCCGAAGGGTTTTGCGTACCAGGCTCATTCGGACCTAAGCAGAGCCAGGCGCCGGAAACTCCGTTGTCACTCGAGGTGACGCCGCGGGCTGTTGCCCAGTTGGGCGCGGCAGCCCCAGTGGTGAGATTCGCAACGTTCAGCAGCTGCAGATTGTTGTTGCCGTCGAAGACGATCATGGGCTGCTGTAGCGCCTGGCCTGCGACCCATGGCCCTACGACCGGACCATAGTTTGTCCAGGAGCATCCGCCATCGCCGGCAATCACCGCACCGACAGCACCGGCTTCAAAATTCGGTCGCACGGTTCCAGAAACTTGCGTTCCGGAAACGGTCTGAACCCAGACGTTGTCATTCGAATCGTAGATGTAGCCGTACTGTGGAACCTGCAGCTCCACTTCCCAGATAGCCGGCTCGATTACGAATTGCTGCGAGGTCGCCTGATAGCCCGCGGTGAAGAAGATCTGCACCGTGTTGATGCCGAGGATCCCCACCGGCCAGCGCTGGCCTGGAAGCGGCGTAAGACGACCAGGCTGCGAAGAGTAGTCGACAACGAAGTCGACGCCGGCGGTGAGCTGATGCGTCTTTCCATCGGTTCCCACGTAGAGGATTTTTTCGACCGCGGTGACAGGAGTCTTCATCAACCGTTTTTCAAACGGCGACATCATCTGATTTTGCAGACCACCGATCGCCGGATACGGATAGCTCGCGATCGGACCATAGCCAAAATAGAAAGGGAACGCGGCGCCGAACAGCGGCGCATACGGCGACTGAAAATAAGGGAAGAAAGGGAATCCATCTTCGTATTGCACGAAGCTGCGATTCGCCAAGGTGAGCCCGAGCATGTCCTCGAGCTGACGCCGCGCGGCGATGCCGAGCGTCTTGATGAGCGCGGCGTCGGGAGATCCGGGCTGCTGCTTCAGAAACGGAGTCAGCTCGGCAACGGGATCCACCGGCTCAATGGCGGGAAGCGATATTTCGAGAATCGAAGACATGACAAGAGGAAGACCGAGGCCTCTGGCGTTTACGCCAGAGGCCTCGGAACCGTGCTAGGCAACGACGTTAAGCGTGTTGCTGCAGCAGCGAGAACGCCTTTTGCTGCAGGCGGTTTCCGTCAGTTCGCAGGTAAGCCTGGAAGCCGACCTGGTGATTCGGCATGTACAGCTCGTTGTAACGAACCATGGTCATGCCCAACACATCGCGGATGATGTACTTGTCGAACTTTCCGAAGAGCACGGAATACGCGCTGGCGCTAGGAAGACCTGAAACAGTGGCGGCCATCGCAGCATTCCAGTCGAGCTCGTAGCCCATGATCTTCTTGAGTTCGCCAGTGGTGGGGTCGGTGAAGAGAGGACGTCCGTATTTGTCCTTCACCTTGCGCAGGTAATCGAGATACGTCCAGTGCGCCATGAACTTCGCGCCCACACGGTACGCTGGATCGACGGCCGCGATGAGGCTCTCGAAGTCGTCAGAGCCGATGGAGTTGGTTCCAGTGTTGCCTCCGATACCGTCGTTGGTGGACGAACCGATCGCGGTGACAACGTTCGGCGAAGCATCGTTCTGGATCGCCGTCAGGATGCCGGTAGGTTGGTTGGCTCCGGATCCCGTGCCTGTGGTGTAGCCAGCTTCGGTGAGACGGCCCAGGCGAATACCGAGCAACTGCGAGAGCAGCGCCTCCAGATCGAAAGCGGAGTCCTGCAGCAGCTGCACTTCCACGAGCACCTGGTCGCTCGACGCCAGATAGGCGTTGTACACGACTTCGGAGAACGTGGGATTAGTTTGCGAGACACCAGCGTTCGGAGCCTGCGCGAGCCAGCGGCCCTGATTGCCTGTGTCATCCACCGCCGGCCAGTGCAAGGCGTTACCGGTGTTGGTAGGCACGACGCGCGCATTGCGACGCATGCCTCCGTAGGCCTTCATGGCGATTTCGAGCTCGCGCTGGAAACCCACCGGGATGGTGAACTCGCCCTGAGAGCCGTTGCCGGCGTTCATGGCGGTATAGCGCAGTTCCTTCGCAAAGCCCTGCAGCTTAGCCGAAGCCTGTCCAGTCCGCGCCCAACGCAGGAACTCAGTCCGATACTCGCGACTGTTGGCGATCTGGAAAGCGCGGCGCTCGGCTTCGGGCAGTTCGGCGAGCCGCACTTCTTCGTCCGTGGCGTTCTCGCGCGTAGCTGTGGGATCTCCAGAGCCAGGTTGCGGTTGTGGAGGCGGCGTGACTCGGCGCATCTCTTCATCGAGCACGCCCTGCGAGGCACACGCTTCGATCTGCGCTTTCAGTTGACTCTGTTCAGTGTTGAGCGTTGCCCAGCGACGTTGCGACTCAGGCTTGAAATCATCGCCCGCGGTGAGCTCCCCCATTTCCTTAACGACGGCTGCGCGCTTCTCGCGCAGTTTTTGCTCTTTGTCGGTCATGGTAATAATTCCTCAGAATTGGATTTGTGCAACACGCATCCGAGGCCCGCGGCTTGCGGGATTGTGCGCATCGCCACAGCAGCGCTCAGGCTCCTAGCCCAGGCCCCATCGGGCCGCGCCGCGCGGCGGCAGAACTCGAAACACCGATACGAAAATCTCTAGGTGAGGGTGAACCCCGTATTTGTGGGGTTGGTGATCCACTTCCCGTTGAAAGGACGGAGCACGATCTCGTCTCCGATGTTTCCAGCACAGGTAGCAATATGCTTATTGCCGTTGATGCCGTTCGCCGGCGTGGTGATGGTGTGCGCGTGCCCGGTGCCGTCGACGATCCTCAGCGTCTGACCGTCATTTCCACCGGCCGCCGGGGCTCCTGCTACAGGAGCTGCAAGCGTGTACGCTCCCACTCCGGCATCAGTGATGAACAACGTTCCATGAGTGACACCGATGGCGCCGCCGCCAGTAATACCGACTCCGGAGAGTTCCTGATCAAGGTATGGACCGAGCGTTCCGCCGAGTTGATCGAGAGCTCCAAGATTGGTGCCGGTGTAAGTTAAGGTGACGCCCACGAGCAGCGCGGCAAGAATGCCTAACGCGGCGGGCAGATTATGAACTGCGAAAAGCGCGAGAGCGAATTCCATCAGATTGTCTCCTTGAGAATTTTCACCACAGAGGCACCGAGACACCGAGAAGGCCAGGACAGGATGGGACGCGGTCGCGAATGGACTTGGTGCGCTCTCATTGCTAGAGTGTTCTCTGTGTCTCTGTGTCTCTGTGGTGGGGCAAACGTTTTGTGACTACTGCTCTAAATCGAGTTCCGCGGCGAGGGTGCGAGCGCGCGCCAGATCGATCGGGATCGGCTTCGAGCGCTTGTTCACGCAATCGACACAGCGCTCGCAACGACAGTTGCATTCGCCCTCGCCGACCTGGTGATCGTGTTCATCGCCATCAGGAATATCGCCGCCGGTGACAACATCCTCGCGAGCAAGGATCTTGCTACGGATCTCGGCGGGCATACCTTCCGCCCAGGGCGCCGAGCGGAGCTCGCGGGCGAAAGCGGCAACGGTACGCGTACCGACGCTGGTCGCGTCATAAGCGGGATAAGTTACAGGGCCAACGTCGAATAGGTCGACGTCCTCGATCTCGCGCTGGTAGGTGGTAAAACCGTCTTCCTCGGTCTCCGTCCAAGTCTGTTTGCGCACAAAAAAGGCGAAGCTGCATCCGGTTACGTCTTCGCGATCGACGAAGCAGCGAACGTCCTGCGCCACGTGAGTGCGCGCATCCAGATCGAGATCGAAACTCAAGCCCTTCTGATCCTGATTCAGCATCAGAGTGCCGTTGGTTGTGCGCGCGAGAAGATTATCCGGATTGTGATTGAAGAGGCCTCGAACGTCCTGCTCTTCGTCAATGGCGCGCGTGAAGGCACCCGGCTTAATGCGTTCGACCATGCGAAACGACTTCGAGTCATAGATGACATAGTCCTGGCCGAAAACGGCCGCGTAACCGGTGAGTCCCGGCTTGGCATCGTCACCCTTGGCGCGAACCTTCGCGCCTTTTGTAAAACGGCGTTCAATCATGAGAGTTATCTCCTATGGCCACGCTTCTCGCGTTTTGGCGCGGGACGCGGCTGCGGATTCGGTTTGGTCATGGTGCTTGCGGAGCGATCGAGCATCGAAGATTCCGGAGCTGGCTTCTGTTCGGTGGGCATTGGAGCCTCCACGGCTATGCCGGCACAGATCCGGCGCACTGCCTCGATGTCATCAACGTCCTCCACGCGCAAAACGTCGAGCATCAGAATTCTCATTGCGCCGGCAGATCGTCCTCTGCCTCGTCTTCTTCTTCCGGATCCGGCGGCTGGCATTTGGTGCGAAGGAATTCGATCGCCCGGCGTAGCTCGCCGGCAGCCAGGTTGTCTGCCCGATCGCGCTCCTGATTCCATTGCTTCGCCCGATGCGCCATGCTGCGGATGTAGTCGCTAACAATCTGGGCGCTCTTGTCGCTCAAGCGAACGTCGCCAGGTTCACGCTGGGCTGGATCGCATTCGAACGCCGCGGCGACCGCGGTCAAAATGGGTGAAAAACATCGCTGAAAATCGGCGGCATCAGGCTTGCTACGAGCCAGAATGCGCCCGAGAGCGTCGCGGAAGAGAGGGGAAAATAGCCGGAAATAGTGCTTAATCTCGGCATCTGCCGAGCGTTTTCCGCCCTGTGTGGATCCACTGGGAACCGCGCTGCCGCCATCACCGCCGTTCTGATCGTTCCCCCCCTGGCCTTTTCCTTTGCCATCGCCTTCCGTGGATCCTGGCTGCTGTCCTTTCACCGACTCTTCGTTGACGACAATCATGTTGACCGGCTGCCAGAGTTTGTCGCCAGGGCGATTGCTCTTGAACTGCTTTTCCGAGTAAGGCTGCTCGCCCAGCAGCGCGCGGCCTTCGTCGACGGTGTAGAGGCCTGCATAGCGTCCCATCTGCACACCCTTGAGGAGATCGGCATAAGTGGCACGCTCGAAGTTGGTGGTGTTGAACCGGGAATAGAAGCGGCCGGCGTTGCGTCCATTGCGCGGGAACAGTTTGATGTTGATTGCCTGTTCCCACTTGTTGAGCCACGGCTTCAGCACGAACACCAGGAACTCGAGGGCCCGCTGTTCCATATTCGCGCGCGACTCTTCCGAGATTCCGAGAAAGTGTGGCGGCACTCCAAAGACGGCCGCGATCTGCTCGCGATTGAACTTCCGAGTTTCGATGAACTGCGCCTCGTTGGGAGGCACACCCACTTTTTCCCAGCTCATGCCACCATCGAGCAGCGTCATCTTGTGCGCCTGGCCGCGGCCGTGACCGGCCATCCAGGAGGCGATCGCCTGTTGCTTCTTTTCTTTCGCCAGGAACCCCGTCGACTTAAGGTATCCGCCGGGACGCGCATCATTGGCGAAGAACTTTGCAGAGAAGGACTGCGCAGCGAGATCCGTGCCGATCACTTCACGGCCGTAATACTTGATCGGGCTAAGCCCCACCAACGAATCGAGACCGAGACCCTTGATGTGGACCATGTCCTGCCGGCGGATCGCGCGCTCGTAATGACCGGGGGTGTCGGTGGTTTTGTAGAACAGCTCGCCATTGTCGAGCGGCCCGTCTGGACGCCTGCCCTGCTCACCAGCGATGTTGCGATAGGGAAACGTGGCAAAAGGACTCCGGAGATAGAGCGCCGCGGGCTGGCCGGCACCGTTGTATCCGATCTCTGCAAAACAGTTTCCGGTCTGCAGGAGATGGACCTGCCCAGTCTGCTTCACATCAGCCGCGCTGGTTTCAGGATTCATCTGCAATCCGAGAACATCGGCGAGCGGGTGTTCGTAGGTCACCGATTCGCTGCCATCTTTGTTGATCTCCACTACTTCGAGCGGCGTGAGCTGAACTGCATCACTCAGCACGCGAACGCAGCCCACATAGGCCGCGATCTGCATAGCTGTGAGTTCGTTGACTTCAACGCCAGACTCAGATGGCGCCACTCCAAACCAGCCGGCGAAATAATCGGCTGGAAAAGAGATAACGGAGCTGAGGAAGTCACGAAACTCAGTGCGTAAGGGAGGCATCAGCTATCGAATTTATTTAGCCCTGGCTCTTGCTTCGCGCCGACGTCAGAGCGGCAAACAAAAGCATGCTGCCTGCAGCGAGCGCACCGAGCGGCCGATAGATCGAGGCAGCTCCGTAAACGATCAGTACAAAGCCCAGGAGGAACGCCAGAATCGTGAATCGGTTCATCCGTGCGCTCCGCAATTGAAAACCATCCGGTCGTTCGCCAGCTTGCCCTCACAAATCTCGCCGCACTTTTCACAGCGATCGAAGACGCTGACGCTGCCGCCGTCTTCCGTGCCCGCCGTCGCCATCACTCGATTCATCGCATTCAGGAGAGCGCTCACGGGATCGATCTTCTTTTCCGGTTTTTCCTTGGTGGGGAACAAATTGTCGTTGCGATCGCGACGCGCAATCACATTGCTAACCGCCCACTCGAGTACCGGATCACCGTCATAGTGGAAACGGCCGTCATACACGGCCGCTTCCAGTTCGTTCATCGGTTCACTGAGACTCTTTACCACCTGCGGGATCTCAACCATGGTGAGACCTTCCTGCTGTAGGTGGTTTACGATTTCAACGGCGTTCCAGGGATCGTGAGCAACTTCACGGACGTCGAAGCGGCGAGCATCTTCGCGGATGGCTTCCTCAACCTGGTCAAAGTCGTTAACCTCGCCCGGCGAGGTGCGTATCCGCCCTTCGATGACCCATCCCTGATACTGCGAGTTCTGCGCTTCCTCGACCCTGGCTTCGGGGAGGAAATAGGTTCCGAAAACGAAGTAGTGACGCCGCTTTTTGTCACTCTGCTGGATCTCATTGCGATGATTCTCGCAAACAAACCAGTCCTTGAATCCGTCAGAGGCACGGAATCGCCACGCGACTGTTTCACATCCCCTGACGTCACAGCGGCCTCGATCGCACTGCTCAACTGCGACAATGACAGGGACGTCCTTCCAGAAGAGCTTGATGCTAGCGAGGATGTCGATCTTGTTCGCAAGGTCCAGGCCAATGACGCAGGACTGACCGATGAAGTCTTCCTCTCGCAGGCTCGGATCCGCACACTTGCGGAATCGCTGCATATCCATCCAGGCGTGATCGGCATTGACCCAGACGTTGCAGTGCTTGGTCTTGAACGTGGGCTGAGCGCTGGCGAGCTGCAGAGCCTTCTGCAGCTTCTGGCCAATCTCCGCGGGATCCACGGAGACTCCCCAGTTCGGATTGGCCTTGCGGATGTTCTCAATAAGAGCCCAGTCATCGTCCTCGTCAATCGTGAAGATGATTCCGAAGTAAGAATCGTCGCGCGCGGTTCCCTCGAGCAACTTGGTGACGTAGCGATGCTGCTCGTAGCAAATTCCGGCCTGATCGCTGCCGGCCGTCGTGATCGCCCAGAGCAGACTCCCTTCGCGCTTGCCATTGGCGGTGTCGAGATTGTCGTAGAGGTCGCGGCTAGGATGGGCGTGGAGTTCGTCGATACATGTGAAGTAGGGATTGATACCCTCGACGGAGTTGGCATCGGAGCTGAGGGGCCGGAAGAATGAGTTCGTGCCGATCTGATTGATGGAGTGCGAACAGACTTCGACGCCGGCGCGATCGCAGAATTCCGACATCGCGCGCAGCATGGCCTGGGAGACCGAGAAGACGATACGCGCCTGGTCACGAGTAGTGGCAGCAGAATAAACCTCAGCGCCTGGCTCTTCGTCGGCAAAGGCCATGTAGTTACCCGCCGGCGAAGTGAGCGCGGATTTTCCGTTACCCTTGGCAACCTCGGTGTAGGCGCGGCGAAAGCGGCGAAGGTGAACATCGCGGCGAAGCCATCCCCAAACCGTGGTGAAGATGAAACACTCCCACGGCTCAAGGTGCATGAGCTGGCCGGCAAACTTCTTTCCCTTGACGTGCGGATGTAGCTCAACGAATTCGCAGATCCGCTCGGCCGCTTCGACATCGAAGCGGTAACGGAAGGCTGGATCATTCTGCTCGGCCCGGGCAAGGTCGTTGAGCTGGCGCTGACAGGCGAGGCGAACCCACTTGCAGGCAGGGATCTCGCCGGCAAGCACCTGGCGAATGTACTCATTAGCAAGAGCGACGTGAGGAGCGGGATCCGGCCGCTGAGGAATCCGAGCCGCGGGAATGGTGTACTGAGAATCATCGGCTAGTGTTTCTTTGGAGTGAACTTGCTCCAGGGATCGCTTTTTGCCGCGGGCGCCGGCGCTGCGCTTACGCGACTGCGATCGCTTGGGGTCATTCCGAACTTTGCGAGCAGGCTTAACAGCTGGCTTACCTCGCCGCCGAGAGCGGTTCGCTCTCGAAACTTTGCCATCAGGCATACGAGAACTTCGAACGTCCAGCGATCGGAATGCTCAGCAACGCCAGGCGGAACAAGACTTGCCAGCTCTGCCCAGAGTTCTCGATGCGCCGGCCGCATCTTTTCCGGCGGATCGCCGAGCGGTCCGGTGAATTTCGGTTCGTGAACGCGTTTGCGAATACGCTCCGGATGGCGAAGATGAGATCCGCGCGCTTTGAGAACACGCGACGCGGTTCTACGCTGTGGCATCGCAAAATGGCTCCAATTTTTGTGAACGGGAGACGCGCGTAAAAGGCTTGACGTAGGTCGCTGGCCGGGGCGCCTCCGGAGGTCGACCCCCACATCCCCTGGCGTTCTCCTCTGCCGTCTTCTTTGCGTGGCACGCCTTTCCTAGGCCTCGCAGATTCTCATAGTCGAAAAAATATTCCGTGTCGCCGCCATTTTGTGCGACGTACTCCGCAGCCGGCACCTCGTGATCAGCGAGCGCCGAAGCTTCGCGGCCGCACGCAACGCAGATGGGATCCCGCGCAAGAATATAGAGACTCGTGCGGCGCCAACGGCGCGTCCCATAAAGACGTCGGACGGGATCGTTTGCCCTGGCCAGGTCATAGACCTTCGCCATTCTCTGCGGCTCGCCGGCGTGGGCTGCGCAGAAACCCGATGCAGTCAGCGCTCCGCATCCAGCCTTCGCGCACGGACGCAATGCTCGTGCCGGCATTACAGTTTCCCCAAAAGAATTTTGACTAGCACAAGAATCACAGCCCATGCCGCAACCACCGCAGCACTAAGGATCCGCCGCCAAACTCGTTCCCAGCCCAGCCTGCGCTCAGTCCTGGTCAGCTGCGCATACAGCCGCGTATTGATCCCAACCTGCTTTGCCAGGTTGTCATGAGCTTTACTGAGTGACTTCTGCAGTCCCTGCAGCGAACCTCTTTCGAACTCACGCGGCGCTCGCACATCATGTTGCTGCACGTAAAATTGAAAATCAGCCGGCGTTTGGATTTCGGGTTCTGCCATTGCGTTCGTCCTTGCTCGGGAAAAGAAGATAGTCACGAAATACGATCAGCGCCAGCAGCTGCGAAAAATCCTCAGAATCGATCCGACCGCCGTACAGAAGCGTATCGAGGTAGGCATAAAAACAATCAGCACGGCTGCGCTCAAACCACACATTCAGGCTGTGGCAGCTTCTTTCATTTGTAGCGGGATGAACGGCAGGATCTGTTTGGAAAACAGACTTCTCGATGAGACTCGGATCACGCGCCGGCGATGCCGCGCAAAACAAGTGCGATCGCCAGCCATCGGGATCTCGTAATGAAGTAAATCGCCGTAGTTGCGGATACGAGCGAATGGAAGAATGTTGCCGCGCCCGAGCGGACCGTCCCACAGAAGGATTCGAACGATCTCTTTCTGGATCGCTTTCTGCACCGCATCGCGCGCGGCCTTAGCTTGTCGGATGGCATCAGCAGCTTTTGCGCTGACCATCTGAATCAACCGTTTTCCGATTCGACGAGCTTCTCTTGTCGTCACGAGACGCTCCGCGATCGCGCGGCCGCAGAAAGTCTGCGGGACACAGGAATTCGGGGCCTCATAGGCCTCTAGCACGCCAACACGTCGTTTAGCCATGATTTTGGGAACACTTTTCCGAGGTATGTGAAAAAGCCGTTTTAGCGCACGGCGGGACGCATGGAAACGCGGGGACCTGGCGGTCCGAGATGATTGTGCCTCTTAGGGAAGGGAATTGCGAAGTTACCGAGGTGCCAGCATCATTGGTCAAGCGCTGGACAACCGCGGTCAGTCCAGCCTGGGAACAAATCCTCGCCAAAGCTTTCCGGCATCAGCGGCAGCCAGATTTCGGGCATAGCCGTTGGGCCAGATTCGAATTTCCATCGCGACCATGGCCTCGCGTCTTCCAGTCCACGTTAGGCGTTCATTCTGGCAAGGGTCGATCATCTTTCTGCCTCGCAATTTCTGCCTTGACCGCGGCGCTCGGGCTCGTACTGCGGATACTTAGTCCGCAGCACGAGCAATAGCGGCCGCATCAGCGGATAGTTTTCGTAATCGGCGACCAGCGCAGCTTTCGCGATCGAGGAGATAAAACCGCCCGCCGCTGAGCATTGCATTCGACAGCCATTCCAGCATTTCAGGCTCGTCGCTCTGAGCGATCAGGATAGGCATCAGAAGTTCGCCTCCACATAAGAGACCATCGCCGCCGCTCCATTTATCCCTTCCGGCGTAGTTCCCGTCTGCGTGCCTTCCTCTCCCGAGCAGTTATTGATCGCAACGATCCACGCATTCATTGGTTTGAGCCAGAGGTAACCCTGAGCGGCGCTATTGTTCACTTCCTTCGCGGTCTGACAGAGCTGCGCGTAGATCGGAACGTAAGGGAATTCGGCGCCGGCCGCGAGAATCGATTGCGCTTCCCAGATCGCGTACTCCTGCGATGTGGTGTTCTGTTTTGGACGGCACGGTTGCCCGGTATCCGTCGTCATCTGGGTTGGGACGCCGTTGCCGTAATTCAAAGGACCGTACCAGGCGGTTCCATCATTCGGAACAATCCACTGCTGCGCCGGCGGAGGAGTCTCACAACCGAGCCCGATGTCAGAAAACACCGGTCCGCTGCTGATTCCGCCCCCTGCGATGAACGAACTGCACCCGTACCAACTAATACAGTAGGCCAGCGCTCCGGAGCCTCCAGAGGCCGCAATAACAAAAACTTTCTGATTCCCCGCCCAGTAGTTCATCAGGGTGGCAGGACGACAGGCAGCTTCGAGAATGTTGTCCGCACCTTCCTCCCATGGCGAGGCCCATGCCGCAGTGTTGGTCTGGAAGCCGGCAGCGGCAAGAGTAGTCGCATAACCACTCATGCCAGGAATGGTCCAGCCGGATCCGTTCGCCAACTCAACGATCCCGAGCGTCCCCGCAACGATCGCCGACGTCACATTTAAGTCTGGAAGGTTCGGACAAGAGATGGTCAACGATTCGCATGCCGCATTTTTCTGGAAACCTGCCGGACAGAACATGGAGCCGTTGTCGATCACAGTGCCGAGCGGGAGTGGATTCGATTGACAGCGAACAGCGACGGTGAGGAAGGCCAGAGTTGCTACCACGAGAATGACGAAGAGCGGAGTTTTCATTTTGTTTTTCCTTTCGCGTTGGTTAAATCAGCGCAATCGGGGGAGGGGCTGAGATTGTAAGGACGGTAGTTGGGATTGCCTTCGTTGAGAGAATCCAGCAGACCCATCGTGTTCTCGACGGCACGCGGGAACTCCGCTCTGAGCGTCATTCCTTTCATCGTTGCCATCGCGAAGACCATCAGCAAACGCTCGTATTCGAGAGGAGTCATCGTCAGGACTATTTGGCCGTTCTCTTCGCGATAGCTCACGGCTTCGGCCTCTTCGGATACTTCACGACGTTGATCGACTGAACATCGCCTTCCATGCCGATCCGCATAAACTCGGCTTGGCGCATAGCGGCGGCGTAGGAAGGGAAGCCAGTGATCGCCCCGTTACTCTCGCGCAGATAAACTTCGTCGCCGTTTTTCTGAACAACCTTGATTGCGTACTTCATGCCCTCAAGTCCAATTCACACCGGCAAACTCGCCCGCCGCCCAACGACTCGCCGCATTCGGCATCGCCCTGGTGAACGTGGCCACAGCGATGGCAGGTGTCTCCCCAACGCGGCTGAGGCCTGGGCGGCGTGGGACGCATGACGAATGAACGTGTCCCACTTTCTTCGTCGGCTATCACCTTCGTGCTTTGTGGAATTGCGGCAAAGATCCGCGCTTCGTCAGCCAATTCGTGCAGCAACACCTTGAACGCGGTCGCATCAGATACACGTTCACCGCTGTTTAAGCACACTTCGTAAAGGTGATCAGCCAGGTAGGCAGCGTGCAGCCGGAAACAGAGATAAGTCTGCCGAGGATCTCCGGGGCCGAGCGGCAGATCGGCGACGAGCTCGCGCGGCGTCCTCATGCCAGCATCCTTCGCAGAAAACGCACGCGATCAAGAATCGCCTCGCGCGTAATCTCCTCAGGCGCCAGCCCGAGCTCCCGGCCGATCAAAGCAAAGTCGCGATCCGCCGCAGCGAGATCCAGATCGCGATTGCCATCAGCATCCCCGTGAAGGCGAACGGTTCTGCCCTGGCCGTCGAAGAGCAACACGCGCGGCGACGTCGTGCCTCGCTGCTCTGCGATCAGCCTCTCCACGCATGCCGGCGCGTTGCAGACGCGGTCGAGGTACCAGGCGCAGGCCTGCACCTCGAAAACTTCCTCATCGTTGCGCGCCAGCCGCAACGTTCCATCGGGATCCGCTGCCAGCGCAATCCCGCATGGGGTGAACTCAGTACAGTGGCAGAAGCGGCACTGCTGCAGCTCCTCCTGGTCGAGAATCATTTCCAGAGAACGGCTAAGCGAATGAACTGCGCTCATGTGGCCTCCTGAAATCGAAACAATGACGGTTGCACCGGGATGTTGTGCCGGTGCTGCCAGTCTTCCCACCGCCGCTGATGTTCGGGGCAAAGATGCTTCAGCGGCGCAACCTGCTTCCCGTGCTGCACACAAAGCGGACGATCACACGTCCCAGATTTGCTATCGCGCACTTTCCAGTCGCAAAGAAACTTCGCCTCGCGACCGCACGCGCAAAACTTCGGCTTGCTGCCGCGCAAGCCGCAAAAGATGACGGCGTTTCCGTCCGGAAGTTTTATCTCGTCGCACATCGGACTTCGTCTCCAACGGTTCGCGTGAACGCAGCCACTCGCTCATCTCCACAGCGCGTGCAGCTGCCGAAGAATCCGTTCGCGAAAACAAACTCGATCACGAAGCGCGTCTCAGACCCGCACTCCGCACAAAATCTTTCGAGCACGATGGGATGGTTGAGGACGGCGAGAACCAAAGCCCCGCCGTCACTCCACCCACGGAATTGTGCAGATGAGCACATAGAGATCTAGCCGACCAAATACTCGAACCCGGCCTCTCTCGATTTGCCAACCTGCACATCGAACACCTTCATCGCGCTCTGATTTTCTTTTTGGAACGAGGAATCGTCCGACGTATAGCGAATGTCGAACCAAAAACCGAGCGGGTTGCCATGAATGCGATGGAAAACCATCTGCATTTTTCGTTCGAGATCAGCGGTCGCGAGACAGGTGTAGAATTTCCCGCTCTCATCACTGATGAGATATTCGGGAACGTGCTTGCCTTTCACCTCTTTCGGCTCGATAGCCAGCAAAACCCCACTGAGCATTTGGTTGAGTTTGGTGAATTGAAATTGTTCCGGCGCTTTGACCGTCTGCATCTCGCGCCGGGGCTTCTGGATCGGTGTTGCTGGTGCTGTTGCCAT